TCTTTAATATTATCCCTTTTAGTTTCCACTAACGTTATTTGAGCATCAATTGTTCCCGATACTGATGCTGTTTTTTGATAGGCAGCAGATAGGAACCCGTAAATACCCATACTTGTAATTAGTATTAATACAAAACAAGCTACTGATAGATAGTATTTAAGGAATTTGGGTAGTGTTTTTCTATACTGGTATAATAGTGAAGCTATTACTAGTTTAGCTACCTCTAAGGAAGCAGCCATTAATATAACAGCAAAAGCTGCCCCTGCGAATAATTTACTTAACCCACTTACTGAATAAAATGCGGCAGATGCTGAAACCGATAATGCGGTTAGTGCTATTAATAAAGGGAATAAATACGGTTTAATTTTACTTATCATATTAAATTTTTTAACATTTCGATCATTTTAGGGTGGGGGTAAATATCCACTTTATCAGGTCTAACTGAATTGTGGGTAAATATACCTTTTTCACCTTTATATGCTCTAGGGGTCAATGTAAATATATCTTCATTATAATCCAAGGGGATTTTATAAGCTTCACCCCAATATAATAAAAGTTGTCTTACTGATTCAATTTGAGCATCAGTATAATTGTGGTAATATTTGTAACCTCTAAATGGCTCTGTTAATTCACAAACTTCATCAGATGGAACTTCTCCATTTACATAATTATAAAATTTATCACCTTTTTTGGTTAATTGTCCCCAATTGCAAATTTCGATACCAATAGAGTATTTATCTAACTCTTTATATGGTAAACCCATAGCACCAAAAAATTTTGCTTTACATCCTAGATGATAAGCCCAAAACTTAGATGAATACCCTTGTATTATTTCACCATCATTTGTGTTTTTTCCTTTTCCGGAAATTGAAATACAAGTGGCTATTCTTCCTTGTTTATCTTGTGCCCACCACCTAAATGTACCTTTACCATCTGGGTTGCCAGCTGTATGGTGTAAGTAAATTTGTTTTTTAGTGTACGCAGTTTTATAGTATTGATTTTCGGGAAAATCAACTGTAGTTATTTTAGGCAACTTCATCCTTATCTTTTTTAGGTACAAATTTTTCAATAACTGTTCCGAATACTGTTGCTATAGTTAAATATTCAAGAGCAGATACGACTGTATTTTTATGTTCTGCATCGCAGGTAAATAAAAACACAACCAAAGAAATAAAACCAATGGTACCAAGCACACGTTTGTGCGAGGTACCAGTGGAATTTGAAAACATATTTAAGAAAAATTGTTTCATTATTTTTTAACTAAAACTGACCACGCACCACCTATAAGGGTAATTAATGCTCCACTTAGTTCAGCAACCATAGCATCGTCTACTAAACCTTTTGCTACTAAAAGACCACCAATGAATGTCAATGAGTGTCTTAATACTCCTAATACTTGTTCTTTGTTCATAATAATTTATTTTTTTAAATTGTGATTATAAATATTATGAAAATCTACTATCCGTCACAAGCTAAACAATCTTCAGATGTTCTAGATCCTAAATCACCTTTAATTACTGAATCCGTGCGGAGGTAATATAGAGTTTTAATACCTAACTTATGAGCTTCCATATGTACTTGATTAATCCATTTTGGAGAATCTGTAGGATCAAATGCTAAATTTAATGATTGAGTTTGGTCAATATAACGTTGACGGATTGCTGCTTGTTGAACTAATCCTAATTGATTTATTTCAGGGAATGTTAAAAATACTTCTTTCTCATCCTCAGTTAATACATCGTGGGGTAGATTAGCTACTGAGCCATTATCTGCTAGTATTTGTTCCCAAACTTTATTATTATTTTTACCTTTTTCGTTTAATAGTTTTTCAAGTTCTGGGTTTTTAACAATAAATGTTCCTTTAGCACCATTAAATACGTAAACGTTTGCTGGTTGTGGTTCAATACCTGCTGAGCAATTATTAATACGTGAATTTGATACTGTAGGGGCAATTGCCATTACGTGAGTATTTCTCATTCCTGTTCCTTTACACCAAAGTGGTTCACCATATTCTAGAGCTAATTGACGTGAAGCTGCTTCTGCTTTCATTTTAATATCACTAAAAATAGTATGAGTCCAAGCTGTAGAAGCAATTGAATTAAATGGTAAATTCTTTTGTTGTAAAAACGTATGCCATCCCATTACTCCTAAACCTAATGCTCTACCTTTTTTAGCGTGTCTGTGAGAACGAATCATTGAATCCTTACCATTGGTTTTGATGATAAATTCTTCCATAATTCCATCTAACAAATAAGTAGCAATTTCAACTACATCTGTGTGTTTCCACTCATCATACTTAGCTAAATTTAATGAACTTAAACAACAAATGAATGAATGTTCCTCATCTGTATGTAGAGTAATCTCAGAACAAATATTAGTCATACTAACATCTAAATTATTCATTCTATATGCTAATGGGTTATCTTTGTTTACATTATCCTTAAACATAATGTATGGTTCACCCGTCTCTACACGTGATTTAAGCACTTCTAACCACAACGTCATAGCATCGCTGTCTCTATCATTTAATCGCTTCATAAACGCATCATCTACAACTACACATTGGTGTAAATTTAAACATTGTCTATTTGGATCACCTTTAGGTCTACGGATTTGTAAAAATTCCTTAATATCTTTATGGTTGATATCTAAATTTACGGATGCTGCCCCCCTACGAACTGAACCTTGGTTGGTTGCTACAATAGTTGAATCATAAATTTTAGCCCAAGGAACTATCCCTTCACTTTGTCCGTTTCCAGTAATATGTGCTCCTCTTCCTCTAATTCTACTAAGTGATATTCCAACTCCACCCCCATAGGATGTAAGTCTCATAAGTTCAGCATTTGTAAGACCAATACCTCTGATAGAATCAGGAGTATCAATTCCAAAACAACTTATAGGTAAACCTCTATCAGTTCCTGTATTACTAAGCACAGGGCTAGCTAAACCAATCCAACCATTCCAAATGTATTTGAAGAATTTAGCTTCTAAATCTGGTCTGTTTAATCTCATTGATACAGAATGAGCTACCCTTTTATATGCTTTACGAGGTGTTTCTCCAGGTAGCAAGTATCCCTTGCTAATTGTAGATAAAGCTAGTTCATCCATATATTCGGGAAAATCCTTACCTCTTTCCCATTGTGTATAATCTATTATTAATGTGTTGCTCATAATTAAAATATTGATTCGTCCCAGGTCATATTGCCCTTGCTGTAATTTGTTACTCTATTTGCGAAAAAATCTGTGTGTTGTTTTCCGGCGGATAAATGGTCAAACCATTTCATTCTTTCAACTGCTGTTGCGTCTATATTACCAATAATTCCTTTATAACCCAAATCACCTAACTTAGCATTAACTCTATTTTTGATAAAATTTTCTAAGTCATATTGTGAACAACCCTCTAAGTCACCTAATGAATAACATTTTCTAATAAAATCTAATTCAAGTTGTAGTGATAATAATGCTGCCTCGTTTATTGCTGCTTCGAGTTCTGGAGTTTTGAGTTCTGGGTTTTCTGCAACCAACGTTCTAAATAACCAGCATCCTGCTTCAGAATGGAGGGATTCGTCTCTAATAGACCATTCAACAATTTGACCCACTCCCTTAAGCTTGTTTCGCATTTTGAAAGAGAGTAAAACGGCGAAGGAAGAGAATAAATTAACTCCCTCGGTAAATGCTGAGAATATAGCGAGTGATTTAGCAATTTCGTGGAGATTAGTCTCACCATTAAAACTATCCCTAACATTAGTAAGATTTTCAATTTTAGCCATTGTAGCTTCATCCTCCATAAATTCGGAGAAGTTGTCGAGTCCAAGTGTTTCATTTAATAGTGAATATGCTTCCGCGTGTATTGTTTCAAAGGCTCCAAATGTGGTAGCCATCATTATTATTTCTGGTTTTCTAAACCATTTTGTTACTAATTGAGTCCAATAATCATTTACAACTGTTTCTGTTTGGGCAAATCCTTTTAGGATAGATCCAATGATATTTTTTTCTGTTTCATTTAAATTTGAATTCCAATCTGCTAAATCAGACATCATGGGAACCTCGGTATGTAACCAGTGTGCTTGTTGTTGTTTAAGCCAATAATCTGCTGCTTCTTGATATTCAAATGGCTTGTATATAACTCTTGGTTCTATTATTTTACTTTTGCTCATACTTGGTTTAATTCAAAATATTTTTGTGATAATTCTTTCCTTGTCATAAAATCTACGTCTTTAGTAACTTGACGTTGTGGCGTTCCTCCCTCCTCATCTTCATTATCTATATATTCTGAAACTTCAAAGTGTCCTGTTGATGTATCTGCTTTTACACTAAATGTAACTCCATCCATCCCGTATCTATTTTTCATTATGTGAAATCTTCCTGTTCCTTCTACTTTATCTTTACGTTTTCTTGATAATGAAATACAGAAATCAGTGATCATAATTTTATCATAACTGCCAGCTGCTTTATCCCCTTCAATAACATCATCTTTTGCACCTGCACGATTAACTTGTGAAACGGACCAAACTGGGAGGTTTAAAGTACGAGCTAATCCCTTAGTGCTAATATAAATATCATCAATTTCTCCCTTACGATCAGATGTTTTCTTTTTTGTCCCTAAGAGGTCAACATAATCAATAATTATAAGATCTGGTTTGAATCCTTGATCAATACATTTCTGGATATGGGATTCTATTGTTGATATTGATGCTTTTCCTGGTGAGTATTCTTTAATAATTAATTGGCCTACTAAATCAGATACTGCTTGATCTACTTTTGGACGGTGTTTAGATAAAGTATCTACTGGAGTGTTAGTGAAAAAAGCATCATATCTTTTACCTACATAATTTTCACCTAATTCTAAAGTATAATGTAATACATTGTATCCCATCTTAACAGCGTGACCACCTATAGCAATTAAACTCCAAGATTTACCACCACCTGGGTTTCCAAATATGAGACCAAAATCACCTCCACCAATACCACCTTGCATTAGATCATTAATACTTGTCCAAGGAGTTGCTATTGGAGTTCTTTCATCTTCTCGATAACGAGATTCAACATCCTTATTGTATTCGTGACCAACATTTTTGTCTTGTCCCGCTTTTAAAGCGTTATCTACGATGGACCTAATCGAGTCGTAATCTCCGGCGTTAAGGAAATCTACGCTCGTTAACAACGCTTTTTTAAGTTGTTGGTTTTTACAGAAATTAGAAAATTCCTCAATTACATATTTTAAATCTTCATCCGATGCTTTATAAGCTTCACGTAATTGTTCTTTTACGGATACTTGTAATACTTCATTATCGATTTTTTTCAATTCTACTTTTAACAAATCCATTGAAGGAGTTGTGTGGTATTTTTCGTAGTTTTTTAGAATTTCTTTAATAATCCATTTTTGTGCTTGGTTATCGAAGTATTCATCACTTAAAATATCGTGGATATTTACAAGGAAATCTTTGTGTGTCAGTAGTGAGGAGAGAACCTTTATTTGAAAGTTCGGTCCATATTGCTGGAGCGTAATTAATGTCATAACTTATTTTTTTGTAAAACTATTTAGTATTTTAAAAATATCTTTAATCCAAAATTCTATATTTCGAATCATTTTTCCAATTCCATCTTCGTTGTAAAGTCGTAAAAAAGCTTCAGGATTCAAAGTTGGAGTTGAAGACGCTGCGATTGCTTTTAATACAACTTCATCATTATCATCTATCAATGGTTTTGATAAATCCATTATTTTATAATTTGTTTCTAAACGTTTAATATCATTAACTACCCTAGCATATACTACGTGTTCTTTTAGTTTTTCAACTGAAATATTATATATGTCATCTAGGGTTAATGGACGTTCTTTTAATTCAGGGAATTTTTTAAATAACCCTTTTTCACCTAATCCTTTTATACCTGGTATTTTATCTGAGTTGTCACCCATTAATACTTTATACAATATAAAATTCTCAGCTAAACAACCGTGTTTTTCTTCAATTAGTTGTTTTGTGTAGTATGTTTTTTCCATTGGTCTCCAAACAGTAACATCATTATTTACTAGTTGTAGAAAATCTTTATCACTAGAAACAATTACTACTTTTGAATTATATTTTTCAACTAAATGGGTGCTGTAAAAAGCAATAATATCATCTGCTTCTGATTTATCAATTGATACTGTTCTAATAGGTAAACATTTTAGGTAATGGACTAATCTAACAATTTGATCAATTTTTGAGTTATGTTCATCATCTAAATCTTCAAATACCTCCCAGTTAGTAATTCTACTAGTGTGTCTACCCGATTTATATTCAGGTAATAAATTTTTCCTATTTGTAGATGAACCAACACCATCAAATACTACATAAACAGCTGTTGGTTGGATTTGGTTTATAAGAGATCCTATAGAACGTATAAAACCTCCTAAACCACCAATATGAACACCATCGTGATTGACTATGTTCATCATAGCAAAATTCCTAAAAAATAGATTTAATCCATCTATTAATATTACACGATCGTGTTCCTTAGAGGATTCTATATCATTGTCCTCACTTATTTCATTGAGGAGTTTAAGGTATTCTTTTTGATTCATAACTTTTTATTTGACGTAAATATACAAAAAGGGGTTGGATAAACCAACCCCAATTGTAATTAATCTGGTTCCTGTTGGAACAAATTTAATGGTTCTGGGGTATCTTGTTCTTCGAAGATATCGAAATCCATACCACCCAGGATTTTACTCCATTCTGCCGCGTGTGCGTCTTTATAACCCTTTAGATCTTTATCACTATCATTAATAAAACCGTGAGGAGTCATAATAATTTTTCCTCTAGTAGTAATACCGTTGATGTGATTTTTATCAATTTGAAGGTTGGTACGCTTAGCGAACTCAACTTGCTTACCATCTTTAATCGCTTTGATTTTGGATGTTCCAGCATTGGCAATGTTACCAAATGTAACTACGAATGTAGCATCATACCACATAGCAAAACCACCTTTATTCATCATCTTTGGTTGTCCCATAGGCATTTCAGCTTTAGCAGCCCATACCTTATTTACACAAACCAAAGTATTAGTATAAGGTGATGACTCTTTACGAGACATTACTACTTTTTGGTTAACATTATTACTAAACTGAGTGGACATAGCACCTGCGTTCCACTCATTGTTGTTTTTATTTGATTTAAGTGACATTTCGCAAGGAATAGATCCAATAGAATCCCACATAAACAATAAATCGTAAGGTAAATTACCTTTTTTCTGCTCGTCAATTAAATCTAGAATAAACACAGCTACATCTTCGATTGAATTAAGGTTTTCTCTATCTATATAGATAAAATTACCATTATAATCTGTGATTTCTCCTGTTTCTTGATCTACAACTTCATTAACTTCTAATCCCATTTGGATAGCGTGTTCCCAATTCCACTTCATCTCAGTGATAATGAATACAGGAAGAATACCCATTTTTTGAGCATTAACTGCTGCTTCAATCATAGCAGTTGTTTTACCAGTATCACTATGTCCACGTAGAAGAACAACGTGACCGGTTGGAATACCGGGCACAGATGTTACTTCTTGAAAGGCAGAAGATAAAGGGACCCATCCTTGAGGTTTAAACTTAACGCTGTTATTAAGCATTTTTTTCTCCTTGAATTTATCAAGACTAAAACTTGATTTTAATTCTTTAGATACAGCCGCCGTAAGCGAATCGCTTTTCTTAGTTCTTGCCATTATGTAGATTTAATTAAAATGGTAAATCGTCGCTATTTGAATCGTCATCAAATAATGAATCAAACTTAGCTGCGTTATTTACTTTTGCTGCTGGAGTTTTGATTGTGTAATTGTTTTGAGGTGCTGGGGATGCTACTTCATCTTTCTCATCATCGATAATGTCACCTTCTCCGGCTTCATCTTCTGGTGATAACCAGTTTTGTAAATGCTCTTTCATTTCATCAAATGAATGACGTTTGAAAATCTCAAGTGGGTTTGGTTGATTGTCTAACCAATCTTGAACTTCATCTCCATTAACACTTAATGGTGTTTCTTTAACCTTAGGCATAATAGATGATTTGTTGTAACTAGTACCTGTTACTTCTGGTCCTACTGTTGTGATAGTAATATCACGTCCTGATACAACATCAGTAAAGTCACCTACATCTTCATTGTCTGCTAGGTTTAGGAAATCCATATACATTTCCTTACCAAATTGCCACAATTTAACACCTTCATCTTCTTTACCACGAACGATAACAGGAGCAAATACACGCATTTTAGCATCTAATTTCTTAGCTAAACGCCAATTATCACTATCACTAGTTTGACGTAATTGCTTTGCGAATTCAGCAATAGGATCTTTCTCACCAAAATTAGTAGGAGAGATCATTACTTTTGGTCCGATACCATAGTAGAAGAAAGCTTCTGTAAATGGGTTTGATTTGTTGAACGCATTGGGAACAACACGAACGGTTTGTTTGCCAACTTCTGGTCGCCAAAACACATTTTTACGCTCCGTCTTTGGAGAGTTTTTTGTTTGAATCGAGTTCAAACGATTTCTGATTTCATTTAAATCCATAACTTTATTTTTATAATTATAACGTGAATATACTAATTAATTTGGGGGAAACCAAGTTAAAATAACCTTTTCTATTAAAGATCTATAATCCTACTTACTTTTGTATTTAGTTGTTTAATTCGTTTTGTTGGGAGTATTTTTTTGATAATACTTTATAAAACTCAGGTGAATATTTTTTAACAAGTTTAAGATAATATTGTTGTTTAAATTTTTCATCATCTGTAGTTTCGTATATTATTAGATCTCTAAGTTTAGCAGCCATCTCATAACGTTCTGTTTCAACACACCATTCTAAACGATCTTGCATTATATCAACTAAATCACTTTGTAACATATACTTTACTTTATATATTGGGGGATATTTTAGAATTCATCTTCATCATCATCTGGCATTTCGTCCTTAAATGAATCATAAACATCATTTGCTGTGTTTAAACTAAATTTTTCAAATGGTAAATCACCATTAGTTAATCCAACTAAAATCTTAACTACATCCTCAGGTTGATTTTCAACCATTATACTCCAGTAATCTTTAACCATATCATTGGTTGGTTTTTCTTCTTTTAAAGTATCAAAGTAATGGTTTGTTTTAGCACGTTCTTTTCTAAATTCTATAGATTTATATCTATCTAATTCATAGGGAGTATATAAATCACCTCCAGATTTAGAATATCTTTTTCCTTTACTATCCCAAAAAACTCCTTCAGCTTCTTGTCCTATTAGTTTTATATTATTTCCTTTAGTATCTTTACCTAATATAGGGGAAGGTAAAAGTTTTTCTTCAGAATTTTGGGGTTGTAAGGCATCTAAATCTTCATTTAATAGCCTACCTTCAGCTAAATATTTTTTTAAATCGAAATTATCCATTTTGTTTTATTAATATGTCATAAATATACGAAAGGAAAGTTAGATACCCAAATACCCCATTAAAGATCTATGATTTTATGGACCTTTGTATTTAATTGTTTAATTTCGTTTCCGTGGGTAAGGAGAATACAATTTTTATAATGTTGCCAATCAACCCTAAATTTAGGATCCACAACACCACCATTAAGTGACTTAATTAAAGTATTAAGTGCGTTAATTGTATAAAGTGTATTGGTATCTTTTTTGCGGTGTACTAGTATAGTATTATCTGGGATTGTTTCAACGTTACCTTGTTCAACGTTGTACGTAATAACATATTCGCCTGTGCTTTTAATGAAAAGGACAAACATTTTGTTATACATTATATCATATGAGTTACTTATAGAACTAATCATAGTATCTATATCTTCTTCACTCACGAATGTGCAAAATAACTTATTATTCAAATCTATAGTATTTAATGGGATATCAAAATCGTATCCCTCATACATATCTAGAGATTGGGTTGAAACGTCATCCAAAAGATGGCGTTTAGTATTACTTAAAATCGTAGGTGCTTCCATAACTTGTTTTTGTTTGTAATTTTTTATTTGTAAATATTTTATTTATATCATCTATTAAATTCTCACTATTATCCATATCGAAAGTAAATGAATCATAAGTATATAATACTAACTTAGAATTCTTACCTCTTAATAATTTGTTTAACTCCATCAATATACACACATTAGTTGACGTTTCCAAATTCTGAAGAACGTAATTAAATAACTTCTGTGGGTTCATTTCATCCATTTTACTTTTCTCAAACCAATACCCAGAGCGTGGAACCTCAATATAACCATCATCGTTAAATTTCTTCCAATTGTTATCTATATATTTTTTTATTTTCTTGAAGAATTCAAGGTGTTCGTATTCCTTAAATATTCCTCCGTATAGTTGCTTAAACGTTAGTTCCTTAGCTTCTTTATAAGTTACTCCGTACATATCGGCAAATGCTTGGTGTACGTCTTGCTCACCAAAATCAAAATCAACTAATTGAGCTGCTAGGTTTGGGTGATAAGCACTAATATCAAGTTCTATAAATTCATCGTTATCGGGGATAAAACTTTTTCTAGCACCACTCTCCTTGTTTAATGCGGCAAAATTAATGCCATTAAAACTGTTACTTGGTCTACGAGTAGTTGTGGCCAAGTTGTAATTTGTATAAATACGGTCTTCATCGATTGAATATATTTCATTGGTTGGTTTAAAATGCTGGTCGAATGTTGATCTATCAAATTTAATACCATTTTTCTCTATCCCAAAGAAAGCTAATGTGGTATAATTGTTGTAGAAATTAAAATATGATGGTTTTTCTTTCTCAAATACGGGAAGGATTTTATCATATATGGACTCACACATCTCATAGTGTTTCACTACGGGTACGATTTTATTGATATCCTTTTTATTAGGATATTTTTGATATAATACGTTGTGAGCTTGGGTTGGTTCTTGTATATATGGAGGAATTATTAGGGAGCTGTCGAGCAAGCCTTTAAAAGGAAAATAATACAATGCCGACTTTTTATCACGTACCCAAACGTTATCTATTCCACGTATTAAATCGTCTATACGCGTTTTATTTACACTCAAACATTCACTATGCGTAACGCATAACATAAACCCTTTTTGTTCACTATACGGTTTAAAATAAACTAGGGAAATGTCATTTAGAGCAGGATGGACATTGTTATGAAATGGAATTATTTCAATGAATGCGTCCCTATATTGTCTACTTATTAAGTATTCTATTTGTTCCTCTGTCTCTATGAGCCAATACATTTATAACCTTTTTTATTTGATGGTAATATAATATTATTTAATCATATTTCCAAGCTTTAAATGGGGTTATTTATAATATTTGAGGTAGTCGTTTTTTAGATAATCGTTAAATCTATATAATTTATTTTCAACCATATTTAAATCTACTATATTTTTATTTGTTTGTGATACTTGTTCTTTTTCACCAGATATACTCCAAGAAATAAAAAAGGGGATATACATTTCCCAAGTAATTTCACTATCTTTCTTTTGGATTTTAACATACGTTTCTTTATTTACCTCAATGTATATTAATTCATTACTTTTTTTAACAAAATATCTTCTCATTTCCCCCATTTGGTAATCATCTTGGGTTGGTGTTACTGGATTATATTGGGGTATATATCTTGTTTTATATACATTAATAGTAGCACCTTTTGCTACTAGATAATTATTAATTATAGTATCATCAATATTAGCATTAATTTCTCCATCACCACTACTAGCAAGATTTACTTTTTGAGTATTTGTAGGGTTATCTTGAAACTTAATAGAATCTTGATCATACCCTGTACTTGATATTATGATAATTTCTTGGGGGTTTTTAGTTAAGGGTGTTTCCCCAGTAAAGTATCTATTACCTCCAGTTTTCCAATAATAACCTATATATTCTACAGATGAATCAAGGTATTGATATTCACCCCCACTAGTGTATAGATTTGTTGTTATATAATGTTTAGGATAATAAGCCATATTTTAATTTTACGATATACTAAGTTGATCGTTTTCTGGGTGCTGTCCAATTTGTAGATTCTAAATCTGTTTTTATCAAATAATAATATTCAATATCATATTTAGTAGGTTGGGTTTTTGAAGGTAAGTTAAAGTCAACATCATTAGAAAATGTTTCAACTATCTGCTTCATAACTTCTTTGAAATAATATTTAAATAATACTTGGTGTTCTGGTTTTAAAGAGGTATGTGGGACGAGATTATTCCATAAAACCGGTTTACCATCAATTGTTTGGGATGTATACCCAAATAAGGCATTAAGTCGACCTACTACACGTTCTGCATCATC